CCCATATAATCCATAGTTCCATTTTGGTAGAACCATTTTAATTGATTATCCCAATTTAATTTCAATAAGTGAATATTGTCATTTCCTTGGTCTGTTACATCAAAGATTATAAATGAATAAGAACTTAGAGGTCTTCCATCAATAAGAGGATTTTCAACATCATTAGTATGTAAGTTATCAAAAGCTGGATTCAGAACAAATTTTACATTTGCTAAGAATGGAATTACAAATGATGTAAATGACCATCCATAACCCATATCCATACCTTGACCTGTAACTGCACCAACATTATCAGCATTGATTACCCACGGATTACCTTGTCCATTATTGATCATACTAACATCATCTTTAATAGCTTTGTTAATCAGTTGCATACCACCGATACCTGTTTGTACAATTAATGATCTTTGTGGATCTGGTCCATCTAATTCAACTTTACCTTGATAGAAGTTATAAAGTTCAGACTTGAACATATCCAAGTTGAATGAAGCTTTATTATAAACTCTTTTAAATGAGTTGTCTAATTGTCTCCAAAGACCCACTGATAATCTAATATCATCTGGACCATCTTGTTTAACTCTACCTCCACGTCCCCACATTAGGTACGTTTCAATATCAGTTGCTATCTTAGAAAGATGAGCAGCTTCCATATTAGTAAGGAAAGTTCTAGAAAGATCACCGTTGTCAAACGCTCTTCTTACATAATCAGGACCCATTATTTCTACCATTGATTCTAATGAAGAAACAGAAGGATCTATTTGTCTGTCAAATGATCTCCAAATCTCAGTAACAGGAATAGTACCATCAGCATTCATTCCTCCTTTGATCATAAGATCAGCTCTAGAAGAAATAGAATAATGAACATGTGCTTCAGCTCCTCCTACAAAATTGTAGAATTCTCTGAAACCTGTTGAAGTTGTAAGATCTGAAAATCTTTCACCATATTCGCCACGTGCAGAACCTTTTCTAAAATATTTAGTTCCTGGCTTAAGATAAGTTGCCCTATCAAAAGTTGTAGCATTTGCATTGTTTACCATTTGAACAGTGTACACCCATCCTTCACCTGCTTCATAAATATCATCAGCCGTAATGTAAAGTTCAGCACCATTATACTTATCATAAGTAATAATGTCACCATGACCGAATGCTCTTTTACTAAGCATAATTTTAAATGTTGTACCGTCAGCACCAAAATAAGTACCTCCTGTTTCTATATCTTTAACGATATATGGTAAATCTTGAGTAACGGGAGTTTGCCACTTATACTCACCTCTAGCATTATCCACCATAATTGTATTCTGACCACCAAAAGATGCTAATTGATATAAAGGCATTTCTACCTTTTGAACTTGCGCCCAAATATCAATAGGACCCATATCCATGGGTTCAGTGTCCCCAAGCATATTTGTCAAGTGATAAGAATCAACATGTGAACTAGCTTTATAGTTTGTATCACGTAGGAAAATCCCATTATTTAAAACTGGAGTTGCCATAATTAAATTCTTTTTTTATTTGTTAAACATTAATTAAATTATATATTAAAACCTTTTAAATATATTTTTACTTCTTGGTAGTTTTCTTGTACCACCTTTATTTGTTTTTTCTTTACTTTCTATACTTGCTGCAGAACTTGCTTTTTGTGATTGAGCTGTTTTTAACTTTCTCACTGTTTTTTCTGTAGCAACTGTTTCACCCTTCTCCATCAATTTTTCTTTGTATCCTTTTGGATCTGCTAATAACCATAATGCTTCAGTTATTAACGGATAGTTTGGTTCAACAAACTGATACTTTTCAAGAAGGTGTCCTAACAAGTTTGTATTTTTTCCTGTTATAGATGGATAAGACGGTTCTACTAATCCATTATATAACAAAGATTGAGTCTTTCTATCTACTTTAATTTCATTAATCTCACCACCTTTTAAAGTCTCATATACATTTGCCATGTATTTTTCAGAAGCTTGTTGTTGTTGTTTCTTCTTCATTTCTTGCTCTTGCAATCTTTTTGCAACAACTTTTTCTTGCATCTTATCTAACTTTGGTTTAAATTTAGAAGCTTGTTTTTCAAGTTTTCCTAAATCTTTCCAAATTTCAATTTCTTCAGCAATCTCTTCTGAACTACCATAACCCGTTGCGCCTAAGTATTCTCTAATTATACGCTCTTGATCTTTTTCTTTTTTTATGTCTAAAGCTCTACTTTCTTCTACTTTTGATAAAGCTCCAAACAATCCTCTTAAATCTTTACCTCCATCTGCTACATATCTAGCAGCTATTTGTAATTCTTCAGGTAAACTTTTAAAAAACTGTTTAGGTGTTTCTTGTCTAACCTGATTTACTCTTTCATCTAAATTAGCTTGAATTAATTCTTCCCAATCTTTTGGACTATAGTCATCAAGCTCTTTATCATCATCAAAAGGAATTATTTTTTCATCTTTAATAAGTTTAGAAAAAACATCACTAATTCCTTCTATTTTCTTTCTTCCTTTTTTAGTAGGTTGTTCTATTACTTCTTCACTTTCTTCTAATTCTTTTAATCCTAAAACTTCTTCAACATCAACCTTTTCTTTAGGTTCTTGTGCTTTAGTAGTAGTTTTACTTTCTTCTTTCTTTTTTTCAACAACCTCATCTTTTATTTCTTCTTTTACCTCCTCCTTTACTTCTTCCTGTGGTTGTTCTTTTTTACTTTCATATAAGAAACTAGTATCAACAGGTTTCTTTCTACTGAAAATATTTGGTTTCTTTTCTTCAGTTGTAGTTTCTTCTGGCAGCGTTATTGAGTCTCCTCCTGGTGCTGCGTTAAAAATATCATTAAGGTCAACATCAACTTGTTCAACCTTTGTATCAACTATTTTGGTTTCTTTTTCAGCCATGGTTATTTGTTGTTTTAATTGTTATACATATATAATATACAAAAGATTTATAACTAAACCTTAAAAATTTTTTTCAATTTAAAAAATTATTACAGTATATAGCTATAATTACTTTTTCTTCTTATCATCACTCTTTTTTTTGGTAGATTCAACATCATACTTATTTTTATTTTCACGTGCAATTTCTAGATTTTTATTAGCAATTTCTCTTTGAGTTGCTAATTTTTCTCTATCAATATTCATTTTTGCTTGATCATTAGCATTTTTAGTGGCAGCTTCTTGTCTTTTAAAATTCATTTGCTCTCTATATTCATCTCTTTTACGCATATCTTGCATTGCATCTTTAAAGTCACTTTGCATATTTTGATCAATATCAACCTGTGATCCATAACTTGCAGCTCTTATTTCAGCAACCATAAGATCTTTCTTACGGTTCTCAGCATTTTCTTTACTTTGGAATTCACGTTCTGCTTGCTTCTCTTGAGCTTGAGCTTGAATTTGTTCTTGCTGCATTTTTTGTTGTTGCTGCATTTCTGCTTGTTTTTGTTCTTTTTGTTTAGCTTCAGAATCTTTAAGTATATCTGTAACTTCAGCAATAGAATCAGCTTTAATAATACTTCCAAGATCATATATACTCGCTCCTGCTGTATTATTTTGAATAGCTAATTGTTTCAATTGATCTAATATTGCTCTATGATTTGTTCTTGTTGTACAGAAAATATTAAATTCTCTCATTAATAAATCTTTACCATTCATTTGGAAATTAACTTTTTCTGCTTCACTAGATATATAATTTAATCTAATACTTGGTGCACTACTATGATAATATTGAGAAACATCTGTTCTCATTTGATGTACTCTTGGCATTAGATTATCTGAATGTTGTACAAAATACATTTCAGTTTGAGCAAAAGATTGTTGCATTGCTTGCTGTACTCCAGTTGCAGTTTGTCTTGCAATCTCTTGTCCCATTCTTTGTTGATTAACACCAATAGCTTCAAATGCTTGTTGTTTAAAATGATTTGCTAATTGAATTCTAGACATTAATCTATTTGTTTGTTCCATATTTAATGTCTGATAATGATTAAAGTTTGTAGCATTTTCTGTGTTAGTAATGGAAGTATCTAGTGGTAACATTCCAAAATCTTTCATTGCTACATATGCTTTAGCCATATTATTCTTACCCCAGTCTTCTCCCATAGAATGACGTGGTAATGCATTTTGATCAAACATAATTACAGTACCAAGTTCATCTACAAGTATATCAGCTATTTGATTATTTACCATATTATAACCAACTTGATATGCTTTCATAAGATCAACAAGTGAGGTAGATCTAGTATTTCTATCAGAAAAGACCCTACCTTCTACTGGAAGTTTACATCCATATAAAGAGTTTTCTCCTTTAAATTGAAATTGAAGTCTACCGGGTTTAGTTGCATTAATACCAACATATATTGGATTTAATTCTGTTGCTGTTTGTCTCCATGTTGCTGGCATATTAGGTCCAATTTTAACACCTCCCCATACTTCATTAATCCATATCCAGTCTATATGTTCTCCATATGCAAGATTATCTCTTGTTTTATCTTTAAATAAATTTGTATTATAAACAGGTTTTTCTGAAAGTTTAAAGTTTTCATCAACAACTTTTTGAATAACTTTTCCATTTTCCATTACACGTGTTAAATGTCCAACTTTTCTTTGTGTTTTCCAATAAGCTGTTGTAACTCTTAACATATTTCTTTCACCCCATAATGCTACATCTTCACCTTCATTTAAAATCCATTTAACTATATCATTACCTGCATCAGGTGAATTTTGCCAATTACTAACAAATTGTCTATAACCTAATGAAGGCATATCTGTATTCCATTTGTGTGATCTAGTAGGATCATAAAATGTTCCATCATTTTGATAACCTTGTATATTATACTTTACATTTTTAGCAGGATAAATCTTTTCTAATGAACTTAATTGTTTTTCAGTCATAAGATATCCAAATGAATCTACAACATCAGAAACTGTCATCATTTCACATTTACCAACATAATTAGAATCTGATATATATCTAGCATCAGGAGACTTTTGATAAAATGTTAAAGCTGGATTCCATAATTCAACATGATAATCATCTTCCATCATTTTAAAATGCCAGAATTCTCTATCACAAATAAGCATATCCCTAAAACCTCTTTCTTCTAGTTCATACATTTTAAATCTTTCTTCATCAACTGTTAATTGGTGAGAAGCCCATTCTTCAACCATACTTCTATAATCTTTAGAAAAGAAATCTTCTATTTCTGGAAGTGTTTTAAGCTTATTAGGATCAAGATGTTCTTTAGCTTCTTTAGATTTAGGATCCATACCCATCTTAACCATCCTCATTGTTACCTTTGCCTTAGCATCTGCTAAAAGAGTATCTTCAACCATTTTTCTTTTTGATTCAAGCATCTCATTATATGACAAATCATCAACAGCTCTAAATTGTACTTTTGTAAATCTTTTAGAAAATTCTCCTGTAAGAACATTTATTACATTTGGTATAATAGGATAGAATTTAAGTTCTAAAGCAGAATCATCTGATTTAGTTAATACATCCATAAGATCTTTATAATCATTATCTTCTTCAACTATATAATCAGTTTTATCAATAATACCTTTTGCTAATTTATAATTTTTAAGAACTTTTCTAGAAGTTTTTCTTAAATACTCCATACCTTCTAATTCTAACCAGTCTAAATTCCAAGCCGCCCAAGAATCATCTTTTTTCTTAGCTGGTAAAAACTGTACAGGTTGCGTCAAACTAGCTGTAGAAGGATAATCCTTGCTATCAGCCTTAGCACCTTTTTTCATTTGTAAGGCATTAAGTACTCTCATATTATTTTTTATTTATTGTATATTTAATAGATACCTTTCCATAAGATGATGTAGTTGTCCAGTTTGATATATATCCTGTTGAAGTGGTTGTCCAATATTTACTCATTTATTTTATGTTTTTAAATGGAGACTTTTTAAATTTAGTTTTTCCAAGTCTTTTACTTCTTCCTAAATTTTTAAAAGGCCTACTAGATAATTTATACATTTTTTGTGATTTTTCCAAGCTATCCTTAGACTTATCTTCTTCTTTACGCTTTAAATAACCTCTATTAGCTTGTTGTAATCTTGCAAATGCTATTAATGCAGAAAATGCTACAAGTCTATCTACATTCAATCCTGGGAAATATTGCATCATTTCTGTTAATAACATTTTGTCAGGAATTCTTTCAACTCCTAATGTTGTTTTTATTATGTTTCCATGTTCATCTGTGTCCTGATATATCTCTTCTCTAACAAATTCTATAGCGTATGAAACAAGATGATTTTTAAATAATACTCCTGTATTTTTCCATCCATATTCTTGAAATACATTATTATTTGATCCAAGATCTTTTAGAAATACTATTTGTTGTTTTGGTACTAAATATTTTTGTTTTTTTCTAGCTATCATATGTTGAATAAAAAGAGATATATTATTTTCAACTAATGTCCAAGCATTATACCATTCTAT